AATATAACAACCATAGCATTCCCATGTTTCTAACACGGTAGCTGCATTGTTTCCGTTGCCACCGTCTAACATTTCAACACGTAATGTAAACTTATAGTCGCCTGCGGCTGCTGATGAGCTTTGTTCAAAGAAGTCAAACTGTCTTTGCATTTGTTCACCGACTAGCTTAGTCACGTTACCGTTTACATCGTCACGCAATTTAATAGACAGTGGCTCCCAGCTTACTTTACCGGCATAGTTAATTTTACTATTGTAAACTTCAATTATGTTGTTAGAAAATGTAGCAGTTGGTCTAGCCGCACTTGCAACTTGTTTAGTCAGCTCTGTTGTTGAACCAGATACCCCAAAGTTTTCAAATGTCACTCTAAAGCGATACTTGAGCTTAGGCATTAACAGACCTTGTGAACTAGCACTCTGGTCCGAAGCTAGCGGTACTGTAAATCTTGATAATGATGCAATTGACATTTTTTTATTTCTCCGTTATATTATGCTAGACCTTTGATCTCGCCAGTGTTTTTCAAACGTAGTGGAATATAGATAAATTCCACTGCTTTAACTGGTTCAATAGCAACATCAAGATACAACTCATTTCTGTCAATTCTTGATGGTGTATTGTTTGACGTGTCGCAAACAACTAGATAATCATATAATGCACGTTGTCCTACTAGCTCTAGCAATAGGCTTTCGGCAGCTTGTTTAATTTCATCACGTGTAATCTTATCGTTTGGTTCAAACACATATGGTTTAGCCAACTGTGCAAACTGACGGCGTAGATAAATTACCAAACGAGCAACGTTAATACGATCTAAACTACTTGCGTTCTTAGCACGAGTATACTGACCATAGTTAACAAGACCTGTTCCTGTAATGAATGTTAGTGGGTTAACTTTGATACTGGCTAAAGTATCGCGTTGTCCGGTGTTTAATGCAACGGATTGGAATTCACCTTCGCTTGTGATATAACCAACTGCTGTTGCGTTAGTAATACCGCCACGACGTGTACCTGCCGGAGCAAACCATGGATATGAAACATTATCGCTTAGAGCAATAGTACGTAACATCATGTGACTTGGTGGAACAACAACGTTGTTACCAATGTTGTCACTTGTAAAGCCCCATGGATAGAAAAAGCCTAAATATTCATCACTGCTAACTAGTCCGTCGTCGTTATCCTCAACAGCGCCTTTTTGGTTTGTACCCCAATTTAGCAATGATGTTGCATCTGGAGTTAAACGTGACGGTGTATCTGCAACAACAAATGCAGTCAATCCACGATCATAGTTTAGACTTACCATTTCGCCAACTAGCTCAGAATAGCCTGGGCAAGCAATTAAGTTAAACACACGAGCTTCTTCATCACGAATCTGTTGGTTAGCATTAACAAGTGCTTGTAATTTTTGTACGACAACTTTACGTTGTGCTTTGCGTCCAAATGTGCCTGCGCCATTTTCTTGGTTAGCTGCTTCGCTTACCCAACGATCAGCATAGTAGCTGGTCATTAGTTGACCTGAACCAATAGCGGCTGCTGTACCATTTGAACCGTTGTAACGTAAGTTACGTGCAGTTGTATCAACGTATCCAGAAACATAACGCTTGACGTTAAATCCTGAACGGCGTAAGTTCCACAGTAACATGCCTCTTGGATATAGTGCTGGGCTTGGTGCATCAGCATCAACAAAGTCTGTACTTAATAATTCAACAATTGAACCTTCAGCTGAACTAGTTCCTGTTGTGTCATAACGTGCATCAGCAAACAAAATACCATTTTCTGTACTTTGATCGCTTGTGTCAACTAATACCCACTTTTTAGTGGCATAGTTAAACTTGTATAATCTTGGGAAGTTTTCTAAGTCGCTGGTATCAATCCATAAGTCACCGTTGGCCAATGCTGTACCGTCGCTTTGCTTTGTTGGTTTTGTAGCACTAATTAATGGACCAGCTGGATCTGTTGTGTCGCCGCCGCCACCATTTTGTGTAAAGTGTAAGTATCCAACCCAGTATGTTCCGTTATGGACCATAATGTCAATTTCAGTAAGATCGCTGTTATACCACAATCTACCATCTGCCGGAACAGTAGTAGGAGCATCTGTGCTTGCTGGAGCAATACCAACTGAGACACCAGCACTATTTAGGACTGTTGGACTCCATAGGCTTACTACAAAATCAGTACTAACGCCTGTTGGGCTTGCATAGTAGTTTGCAGTGGTAGTAGTTGAGAACAATGCAGCTAGAGGTGTACCAGTTACATTAGACAGTTTAATATCGCCGCCTGCGGTGTGTGTTAGCTGGATTTGATTTGTTGACGTGATCTTAGTTGCTGTTACTAAGCTACCAGAAGGTAGTGCAGCGTTAATTGCTGTTAAAATTGTATCAGAATCAGCTGTACTTGCCGTTGCAGTAAACTGAATAGGGTATACACTACTCATTGTAGCTGTACCTTTTTGTGTATAGCTAATTGAAAACTCTAATGCGCCTGCTGTAAATGTACTAGCACTAATTGCGTTCGTTTTAACAGTAGTAGCACCAGTTCCTCTACGTGTATAAATCTTAAAATTAGCTTGTGGAGCACTAGTACTTGGCAGTGTGCCAGAACCTTCATCATCATTATACTTAACGTATAGTTGTCCTAATGCTAAATTAATGCCGCCGCCTGTAGAATCTAAACTAGCTAATGCTGCTGCGTTAGTAGAATATAAAGGAGCAGTTAATGCCTGCCATGCGCCAACTGATGCATTGTATTTCTTAACAGCCCAGTCTGCACCACGATTTGGATTAGTTGTTTTAACCCATAAAGATCCAGTTGCTTGACCGTTAGCTGTCAATGCTTGATCTGTTCTCTTCCATAATGGAATGCTAGTGTGAGCACTTAGTGCCAACGACGGTGCTGCATATGTTGCGGCAGCAATTCCCACTGGTACGCAAGCGGTTCCTGATACAACAAGAGATGTACCAGTTGAATATAATTCTAATTTGTTGTTAATTGCAGCAGCTTTGATACCAGCGGTATTTAATGTAGCGTTTGCATTAATATCTGTGGCCATGCCAGTTACTGTGGTAAATCCAGTTACACTAACAGTGTTAATTGTAATAGTAGTACCAGTTACTGTTGGGTTAGCAACCGTGCCCTGTGCTGTAGGCCAACTTGCGGCCCATGCTGTGGAACCAACTTCTATCCATGTACCAGCTGCGCTGTTAGTTAATGGTTTCTTAAAATAAAGTGTGTTAAGCGTTGTAGTGGCAACAATTGCATAGTCGCCAATTCCACCAATACTTGGAAGTGGAATACCATCTACTACTCCGCCAACTAGTTTAGTCTTGTCAGTAATCACTGTTGGTGTCTTAACAATAAATGTTTGTCCTGTTGCTGTGGCAGCATCAGCTGAGTCCCATTCAAAAATACCAAATGCTGTGTTAGAAACATCAAACCAGTAAGTGCCGTCAGCAGCTTCGCCAGTTGGTGCTGTTCCAGTTGCATCTAACTGAGCTACGTCAATGTCTGCACGAACTACAAACGCTCTATTGCTTACACCCAAGTAGCTGTATGCTGCTTGTAAGCCATATTCGTTTTGTTCGCCAGCGTGGATTGGATTGTTATTTGCGTCTGTTTTAAATACAGGTGTACCAAAGGTATCTGCTAAATCTTTCTGACTTGTTAGCAAATACACTTGCCCTGCGTTAGCTTTTAATGTGCCTGCGGCAATGCCAGTACCTGCGCCGTTTTGTTTACTCTCTTCAGATGTAACAATAATTAAAGGGGTTGTACCTGGTGCAGCCGGAGTATAGAAACTTTCATCTATAACTGTTACGCTTACGCCTGGTGAACTAAGTTGAGCCATATTGTGTTCTCCATGAATACATGTTCTAATGTATTTAGTGGAATTTTGGTTTTTATACCTATAATGCCGTATGAAAAAGGGACAGAAAAGGTGTAAATATTAGTATGAGACCATTATGCATTTGCGGCCACAGGCCCAGTGCCGTTAATTATAAAAAAAACGGACGTATTTACTATCGAAGACTCTGTGAGGCTTGTCTAAAAGGCGGTATCAACTCTAGTATCCCACGTTGGCAACGTGCAGGATATAAAATAAAAAACACCTGCGATAAATGCGGATTTAAAAGTCTGCACAAAGAGGTGTTTCGTGTGTTTCATGCAGACGGCGATTTAAACAACTGCCGACCTATAAATTTAAAAACAGTATGTTCTAACTGTTCGTTAGTCCTGCATAAAGAGGGCGTTCGGTGGCGTCAGGGAGATCTAGTGCCGGATCTATAATTGATTTTATTTGGGCAAATAACTCATCGATAGTATTATTATTGTCTAACACATGATCAAATTTTGTGCCAACCCAGGCGGTCTCACTGGCATGAATACCTAGCTTGCTCATACGCTCTTTGCTAAGGGCCCACGTCATGTTACCTTGGCTTCCCAAATTCATGCTAGCGGCATCTTCAAACCAATCAGGCTCTTCTCCACGTATTACACGGATAACAATACCCCCTGCGTTGCGAATTGATTTAATTTCGTTTGGAAATCTACAATCACTAATAACAATATTGTCGGTTGAATTGCGTAGTTTGTTTTCTAAGCTGGCAATCCAAATATCATCATGGAAAGCACGGCGACACACTTCAGTGCCCCAATATTGTAAGATCCAGCGTGGCGTAAGATTGGGCATGTTTAAGCGTTCACTCCACCACGGATCTACTTGTTCTCGCCATTCACGGGCTTGTTTTGTACGACCCTCTAGCATGGTTCTGTCCCAGCCAAACACATGGGCAACAGCATCTTTTAAACTGTTGGCAAAACTTTCTCTTCGGAAGCCATGAAAGTTAGTTAGATAATCGGCAATAGTATCTTTGCCTGAACCAATAAAACCACACACACCTATAATCATAGCGTCTCCTAAAGATATGCTATTATATAACAGTTTTATTACAAGAGCAAGAGATTTTTAACCAATTATGAATGTTAATGGTGTGCCGCCGGGAACCATTTCAACTATTTCTTTTTCTAGTTTTTCAATTTCAGTAGTGCCTTCTTGTTTTAATGTTGCACCATTCATTGTGATACCACCACCGCCTGGGCCGGCAATGCTAGCGAATTTGCTACGTGCTTCGCCTAATATTAACTTACAAGTTGCTAGCGTATAGTCATATAACCATTGTTTTGCGTAGATGTCGGTTAATAAAACAAAGTCTGGACGATAGTTATGTGTTCGCAATAATACTTGCTCGCCTTGAGCAAATGGACGCTGTAAAATAGTCAACAGGTGATTGCTTTGACGCCAATTAAATTCAATATAGCTACCAAACATACGTCCTACTAATTTTTGGTACCCGGCAAACAACTCATAAGTTGCTAGACCGCCCATCATACTGCCACTCATTAGATAAGTGTTAGTGTACGCCAAGTTAAATGGCTCGAACAATGTTCCGCCTGCTCCTAACCCGCTTCTACTACCGATTGCCCGTCTAAAAATACTTTGTACGCCAATAATTTCATCCGGTAATCGGTATTCGTTGACATCCTGAATAAGCTCTAAAAACATGTAGCTTTCTTCTACAGCATTACTACTGCGTTGACGAAACTTTGTAATTGCTTTGTCCAGTGCTGTTTCGTAGTGCTTAGGGTCAAGCTCTACTTCAATCATGCCGTCGCCCAGCATGGATCTAACGTAATCAAACGCTTTATTTCGCTCTTGTAATGATGTAGGTTCTGACATTATTAGTTCTCCAAGTATATTTATGCGGCGATAAATATCATATGCCAAGACTCTCCTTATACAAACCCGAACGAGGGCAAGATTACAAGTTTATAGATCGCCAGATTTCTGAAATGTTTCAGGTTGGCGGCACAGATTTGTACTTGCACAAATATATAGGTACTGAAGCCCTTGATGACAACGGCAACACTATCACTAAAGATATAACACAGATCCAAGATTTGATGTTTTTAGAAAATCGTGATAGAAAATATAGTGAAGAAATTTATAGAATTCGTGGGCTATACAACGTGCAAAATATTGACTTTAACCTAAGTCAATTTGGCTTATTCATAGACAATGATACACTGTTTATGACCGTACATATTAACGATTTTATCAACTACATTGGTCGTAAACCTATTACCGGTGATGTGTTAGAGCTGCCCCATTTAAGAGATCAGTTTGCATTAAACGATTACGATATTGCACTGCCTAGATATTATGTGATCGAAGATGTTGGCCGTGCAAGTGAAGGATTCTCAGCTACGTGGTACCCGCATTTGTACAGACTGAAGATGAAAAAGATTACAGATGCACAGCAGTTTGCTGATATACTTGATAAACCTGCATTAGATGCAAATGGTGATCCAAGTAGTCAAACACTTAAAGATTTACTTAGTACATATAACAACGAAATTGCAGTTAATAACGCTGTTATAGCAGAAGCTGAATTGGCTGCTCCAAAAAGTGGGTATGAAACTAGACAGTTTTACACTCTTGCAGTAGATCCAACAACTGGTAAAACATTATTAAACACTGTTGATGAAACAGATTTACTTGCCAGTGACGGTACTATAACTGCTACTGAAACTAATGCAAGGCCAATAAGAAGCGGATATACCGGATACTTG